TTAGGGGGTGGCGTTCCCAATCTCGGGTAAAAGCAGCATGGTTTCGGTGTTCAGGTGTTCCACCTCGGCGCGGCGGGCATAGTGTGCGGCCATGGCCGGTGACAGATGGCCCAGCATTGCAGCGACACGGGCAATCCCACCGAACAGATCGGGGCTGCGGGCAACAGCCGTGGCGATCAGGGTGGCGCTGGTATGGCGCAGGCCGTGGAATGTGGGTTTGAACTGGCCCTCCGTGTAGGCGTCATTGCGGCCGGGGCGCAGGCCGAGGCGAATCAGCTCGGTTCGCCAGGATGCGCCATAGCCTGAACCTGTCCAAGGATCGCCGCGCGAGTTCAGCAGCAGCGGTCGACCGGGGGCAACGACGCCAGCGGCGCGGCGGGTGGCGCGTTCTGTTTCGGCAATGGCAAGGATCACCGGGTGCAGGGGCACCGGCACGGTGGTTCCCGTCTTGCCCTGGGTCAGATACCACACGCCGCCATTGATCTGGTTGTCGCAGAACTGGGACAGCACGTCGCCCCGGCGCTGGCCGGAATAGGCGGCAACCAGGGCAGGGCGCAGGATGTGGGGCAGGCCCTGGTCGATCAAGGTGCGCAGGGCGGTGTCGGGCCAAGGTTCGCGCGGTTCGGAATCGGTGATCCGTTCGATGCGCGCGCAGGGGTTCACGTCGACAAAACCACGGGTGCGGCCCCAGCCGAACACGGCGCTGATGTCATCGAGGCGCCGGTTGGCGGTGGCCGGGCGTTCGGCCAGGCTGTCGTACAGGGCCTGCACATGTACCGGCTTGATCTGGGTCGCGTCGAACGCGCCCCACCGATCGGCAAGCAGATCCAGCGCGTAATCACGCAGGGCGCGGCTGGCGCGGGGCAGGCGGCGGTAGCGTTCGCTGTCGCGGTGCTGGCGGATCATGGCGCTGATCGCCGTGGGGCTTTCGAATGCGTTCGGGGTGATGCCGAACACCGACAAATGGGCGGCGTCATAGGCCGCGCGGTATTCGGCATCGAACGGGTGGGGCAGGGGCATGCGGGTTTCCACGCCCGCGCGCACGATGCGGAAATAGAAATACTCGCGCGCACCGCGCCTTTTGCGCTGGACGTACTGTTCAAGTTGCACTGTTGCCACCGCGCGCCGCCTCAAGAATCGGATCGACCGGTTCACTAGGCCCGCAATTCAGGCGCTTTTCAACCTCGGACCATTTCCAGCGGTTCGAGCCGCCAATCCGCACGGGCCGGGGCAGGCGCCCCAGCTTGGTCCACTCCATGATCGTGGTGGGGCTGCAATCCAGCAGCTGTGCGAGAGTGGCCGCGCTGACATAGGCGATCACGCGCGGGGCCTGGGGCGCGACCACGGGGTCGGCTGTGGCGGGGGTCATGACAGGGCGGCGCAGTGTTCCCATGGTGTCAGGTATCCGCAGCGCGGATCGGAGCATTGGCGATTTCCAGCAGCACGTCTGCGTGACACGGCTGATCAAGCGGGCACCAACAGCACAGGTCTTTGCCGCGAAGATGGGTGATGATCGACGCGCGGAATATCTTGCCGATCGGGTGCTCCGCGCAAATGAAATCTCGATATGCATCGACAGTGTCTTGCCGCGAGAACAACACCGCGATTGGGTCTTGCAGGCCGTGAAGGACGCGCATTCCGATCGTGAACGGGTTTCCCCATTTCGTCGGTCGGGCCACCACCACAGCCCCCTCGGGCTTGCGCCAGCCTTTGGCGCGGGAAAGCTGGATGCGCTTTGGTGTTGGCATCAGTGATCCCCTTTCCGGCTTGGCCCGATGCCCATCGCGTTCATGATCCTGACAGTTTCGGGGTCTGTCTGCTGCCGTGCCCACGTCTCGCTTTCTTCGCGTGATGCGTCGAATTCCCCGGCTGCCACGCGGGATGCGAATTTCGAAAACCCTGCGGCCATCAGCTCGGTGTATAGGGCGGTTGGGCCGCAGACATGGACATCAGCGTAGTCATCGAATTCGCCAGTCTCGGCCCGGTCTGCCAGGGTGCGATAGATGGCAGCGTTGTCCGGCTTCGCCTTGTCCGCGACAGAGCGAAGTTCGCGGGCAAGGCGGTCTTTGGTGGCGTCAGTCATATCGCAATCCTTTCTTCCATAAGATGTTGGCAATTTGCGCGGACCAGCGCCTCGGCCAGCGGCGGGCATACGGAGTTGCCGCATTTGTGGGTCTGCTGGGTTTTGGTCAGGGACTGGCCGTCACCGCCGCGATCGATGATGTAGCTGTCGGGGAATCCCTGCGCGCGGAACTGTTCGCGCGGGGTGAGCATGCGCATGCCAATGTCGTTGATGACATAGGGTTCGCCGCCGATCTGCACTGTGACGACGCCGAACCGGTCGTGGGTGGTCAGGGTGTGCATGGGTTCGGTGCAGGGCTGGCCGTCGCCCTTGCCATAGTATTTGCACAGGAACGCGGCCACCAGTGCCGCGTGGCCACCGCCCGCCGTGATGGTTGTCAGCGGTTCGCGGGCATCGCGCGCGCTGCGCGATGTGCCGTGCATGTTGACCATGTGGGCCGCAACGATCTGCTGTTGGGTGCCCCGGGTCGTAAGAGTGGACAGGGGTGCATTGGCCGCTCGCCCAGCGGCGTTTTCCATGCGGGGCCCGCCGTTGTGCTGGGCGAGGAAGGCGGCGATGAGTGCGTGGCGGTTTGCGGTCGTGACAGTGGTCAATGGAACTCGGGGATCTTGCGAGCGGTCCAATCCTCCTTCGCCATCCCCGTAGTAGGCCAAGAGAGATGGAACGACGACTGCAAACCCCGGGCTTGATGTCAGCGTTCGCACAGGTTCGTTCTGTGACCAGACGTTGGGCCCGCGCCCGGTGGTTTTGCTGTTGGCGACATTGACCACAAACGGCTCTGCCGCCTCGATCACATATCGCATCACGCCCCGGGCAATGCGGCGCAGGGTGTTGTCGGCCAGCGGGCGCACGGCGCGGATGCCGTACTTTGCCATGATCTGTTCGGATCTGTCGAAAATCGACGGGCAGGGAATTGACCAGTCGATGATTTCGGCGGCGGTGCGCCACGGTTTGCGGGCGCCTGCGATCACCCCGGGGCTGCCCGGCGCGCCGTGGGTCGGGTCGGGCCAGACGATGGGCCTGCCGTCGCGGCGGGCGATCAGGAACAGGCGTTTGCGGATCGTTGGTGCGCCATAATCGCAAGCGCGCAACTGTCGCCACTGCACCCTGTAGCCCAGCCGTTTGAGGCGTTTGACCCATGCGGCGAATGTTGCGCCCCGTTGGGTCAGGTCGGGTTTGTTGTCAGCGGTCAGGGGGCACCAGTCCTGAAATTCCTCGACGTTTTCCAGCATGATGATCTCGGGGCGGATACGCTCGGCATAGTGCACCACAACCCACGCCAGATCCCGAATGTTGCGATCGAGGGGCTTGCCACCCTTGGCCTTGGAGTGGTGTTTGCAATCGGGCGAAAACCACGCAAGGCCGACGCGCTGGCCGGGGCGCACCAGGTCGGCAGGGTCAACCGCATAGACGCTGGATGTCAGGTGCAGTGTGTCGGGGTGATTGGCACTGTGCATGGCCAGCGCGACGGGATCATGGTTGATCGCCACATCTGGGCTGCGGCCCAATGCCAGTTCGATGCCCGTACTTGCCCCGCCGCCCCCTGCAAAGCTGTCGATGATCAGCGGCAGGCCTTTGTGGTGTGCCGTGGTTTGTTCGGGCAGGATGAGGGCGTCAAACATCGCCCGATCCCCGCCGGATATACCTACCTACCACCCCGCCCGGCATCTGGTCCCAAGTGCGACCGTCCAGAAGGCGACCGGCGATGGCCTTTCCGACTCGGCGCATCACGTGGAAGCGATCACCGTGGAATCCTCTTCCGCCCTCCAGGTTAAGCCACTTCGAATTGCCCCGGTCGACATAGTTCCGCTTATAATCTTCGCGAAAATCTGGATCGTCGCGGTCACGATCAAGCGACGCTTCCCACTCCCCCCACTGCTTAAAGAAGAACGCCACGCCCGCCTCATGGCACTGGTCGCGCAGCATTCGCGCCCAGTCTGGGTGCATGGGTCGGGCACCGGGGCCAGACTCGCCGCCGGTGATGATCCAGTCGAGGGCCGGGCGGCACAGTGAGCATGAACCTGGCTCGTGCCACCAATCACCGTCTATGCTGACACAGTTGCCTGGGGAGGCATATTGGATCAGGCCTGGTAGGCGCACCGGCCCCAGCAGCGGCTCCGCGCTAACGAACCGCACTGCCGCCAAGGTGTCCAGCAAGACCGGGATGCGTTCGTCGGCGGTGATCTGGTTCTCTATGCTGGTGCCAAGCCAGACGTTGGGAAGGGGTATATCCCACAACGCAACCTCGTTATCTTTGCCTGCAATAAAGGGCAAAGCAGCCCTGACCAATCTACGAATATCGAGTGCCTGAAGGTACCGACGCATCCGCTCGGGCCGCTTGGTCAGCACCTGAAATGTGTGCTGCGGGGCCAGAGCCATGACGGCAAACACGCGGTCAATCCAGTCTTCGGGGATGGACTCGTGGAACAGATCAGAAGTGCTGTTGACGAATACATGCCGGGGCGCCCGCCAGCGTAGGGGCTGATCCAGAAGGTGTTCGGCCAGCGCCACCTTGCCGGTCCAGCGATGATCGGTGGTGCCATTGGGCAACGTCACGCGGCGGGCAATGCCGTGTCCCCACTGCCCCGGGTCGCTAAACCGCGCTGCCATTACTTCGGCATAGCAGTTTCGGCACCCCTCGCTGACGCGGGTGCAGCCTCGGACGGGATTCCATGTGGCGTCGGTCCATTCGATCTTGGTGCGGTCAGCCATCTGTCATTTTGTCCTGATTGCGGGCCTCATCTTGCGTGGCGGGGCGAGTGATGCCGAGGGCCTTGCAATATGCAACCCAGCCCGAGGTGGCGCGGTAGAAGCCGGTTTTGGCAAAGGGAGTGGCGGTGTTGGTTGACATGGTTTTCTCCTGATGTCCGTCGCTGGCCCCTGTTGCCGGGGGCCAGAAAGAGGCATCAGGATTCCGGGGTGCCCAGAAAGACGGGCAGGGCGGTTTCGTCGACGGCCTTTTTCACGGCCTCGTCGAACGCCGCCTCGAACGCCTTTTCGGGGTTGTAGATCGACAGGATGAATTTCACCGCGCCGCCCATCTTGCGATAGCGGAACCGCACCGGCATGCGGTAGGGGGCGCCGCCCCGGAACACCGGGATGGCGATGATGATCAGGTTCGGGATGTTGAGCGCTGCGCCGTCCTTGGCGCGGTGCTCGTTCAGAAACTGGATCTCGGATTCGCCAGTGTCGCGGTTGGTGCTGACCGTCAGGTTGCTGGTTTCGTAAACCTGAAACTGCTTCGACATCGCCAGCAGCTGGTGCAGCTGACCATAGCGACCCTCGATCTGGCGGGCGGTGGCGATCAGGCGGGTTTCCCACGGCTGGTTGCCGGGGGCGTCTTTCATCGCCAGAACGGGCGGGGTCGGATCCATGATGTCTTTGGCGTTCGCCTCGATGAATTCTCCCATTTCATCTTTGTCCAGCGCCGCGCCAGTGATCTTCATCCATGCTGTCCATTCATCGGACAGCGGAAAGTTGTAGATTGCGCGGTGATGACAGTGGCTGGCGGTTTCGTCGATGCCGTCTGCCGCCGCCGCGCCTGCCCCGTGGTAATCGGCGATGCAGGTCAGGGTTGGGGCGGTCATGTCGGGTTTCGCGAACAGGGCTGAGGTTTCGCCCTTGAACCGGTTGGCCCAGTCGATCAGGCTTTGCAGATGGTCCATGCGGGCGGTGCCCTTGCGGCGCAGGGGTTTGAAGTATTCAGCGGCGGCGCGCTGGATCGCTGTCAGATCCTCGACCCGGCGATCTTTGGGGATGGTCACGATGTGCGGATATACGGTGCCCGCGCCATCGGGGTTGTCGATCACCTCGTGCGGGCCGATCGACTGCATCAGTTTCTGAACGGTCTGCGCCGTATTCTCGGGCAGGATCGTGGGGTTGGTGTTTTCGGGCATGGTGTTTCCTTTCGGGGTTTGAGGGGATCAGTCGGCGTCGCGCACTTCGCCGGTTTCGGGATCGTGCGGGGTGGCGTCGCGCACCGGGCGGTGCATGCGGGCCATCATCGGGGAATAGAGCGTCAGCTCGCCCGCGTCGTTGATGTAGGCGGCGGCGCTGCTGGACGGTTTTTTCGGCGGGGTAAAGGTGACCCGCGCGCCCATTCCCACGTCGCCTGCATTGCCGACGGCATAGGAGACCTTGATCGTCATGTCGCCCTGGCACCCCTTTGAGCCGTGTTCGGCGTTGTGTTCGCTGAGGTCCTGCATCAGCGTCTGATGCCCGGTCATCAACTGGGCCAGAAAGTCGCCACCATCGAACAGCGTGAACAGATGTTCGATGCCCCGGATCAGATAGTGATCGTGGGGCTCGGGCGGCGAAATCCGGGCGGGCGGTTTGGCTTTGGTCATCACGGTGGGTGTCCTTTCGGTTGGGTGCGACGGGTCAGCGTGGGGGAGCGATCTTGCCCAGCCAGCGGTCGAATTCGGTGCGCAGGATGGCGAACTGCGATTGGCCGGCGGGGTCGGTTGTCAGGTCGCGGCGGGAGGCGATGTGGCAGAAGCGGCGCAGGTATTCCGAGGCAGCGCTGTTGGTCAGCTGGTGCCCGGCAAGGCCCAGACGTTCGGCGGCAAAGCGCTGGAAGCGCGGATCGCCGCACAGGATGCCCGCGCGCCGGGGCAGGGTGTCACTCGGCAGCATGGGCGCCGCGCGTGAAAAGTTCGAGAACGCGACCGGCGGGCAAGGGTTCGCCGCTTTGCAGGTTAGGCACGATCTTCTGCGTCTTGCGGCCATCGGCGATCAGAGAGATTGCGCCAAGCTGACTGCGATAGGCGATCACCTGCTGTCTTTCGGTGTTCGACAGATCGTTGACCCGCACATTGGCCAGCCGTTCGGCGCCGCGTTTTGCGCATTTGCGCAACTTGCGCAGGGTGTGCAGGCCCGCGTCGGGAATTTTTGCCGATGGCAGGCGCTGAACGCCAATGCCGCGCACGGTTTCAAACAGGCCGCCGGTTTCTTTTTCAACTTCTTTTCGGGCGGCGATCATGATCCATGGGCGGTCTTTCACGTCGCGGCCAATGGCCACGGTCATCGCAGCATAACTGAGCGTCTGGCCGATGGGTGCCGCCGAAAGCATGGTTTTCAGGGTTGCGATGTCGGCGGCGTTTTCCGGGCTGGTGGTGATCATGGGTGGTCCTTGCGTTGCGTTGTGCAGTGTAGTGGCGTGGGGTGACGTGTTGCGCCGTGCCGTGGCGGTTAACTCCAGTCGGTCCGTTCCACCCCGAAGCGGCCATAAAAGCCGCCGTTCTGCGGGCGAAACCGGCCAATGCCGACAAACGATCCGGCCTGTTTCAGGTAGGATTCGAACAGTTCGTTGGGTATTTCGGGGGCCAGAACATGCACGGTCAGCGCACCGGCCCATTGATCAATCCGGGGAAAGGTGCGCCAGACACGGGTGCCGCTGCCGCGCACACCGTTGGCGTTGCAATAGATCATGTCGTGGTCCACATCCTCGGCCTTGATTGGCAAGACGATGGGTTCCAGAACCAGAATTCCGGCTTTGAAATACTTGGTATAGGTGGACTGACCTTTGCCGGGGATGCGGTCGCCCATCATGCGGGCCGCTTCGTCAAGCGCCATCTTAAACGCCATCTGCGGAATGATGATGTTGCCCTGTGCATTGACGTGGCAGTGTTTGCGCCAGTGCAGCTTGTCGTGTTCGTCGTGTTTGCCTTTCGCGGGTTTTTCAACCTCGTGCTGATAGCTGCGTGACTGAGAGTAGGGCTGGGCCGAGAAAAGATGGCAGGTTGCGGTTCTCATGGGATGGTCCTTGTGTTGCGTGGTGGCGTGGCGTGTTGTGTCGTGTCGTGCAGTGGTGTGGCGTTAATTCTTGGTGTCACTCGGCAGCGTGGGCATGGGCGCGGGCCGGGGGCAGGGTTTCAAGGTGCTGGCGGGCCAGCGTGACGTGGTCGAACCGGGGCGACATGGTGAGCAGGGTTTCACAGGCGGCGCGGCATTCGTCGGGCGATGCGGGCGCGGCAAGGGTGGCGAGGGCGCGTTCGATCCGGCGCAGGCGGCACAGTTCGGCCCGCGCGCTGCGCAGCCATCCGGCGACGGCGATGTCGATTGTTTCGCCCTCGCCGATGGCGCCCAGGGCGTCAAGGATCGTCAGAGGTTCGGTAAAATCGCGGGGGCCGCGCGCGCGGGCGCTCATCGTGCCGTGGCACTGGACGGTGTGCAGCACCATCTGGGCGCGTCCGACGTAGCCCAGCAGTTCGGCGGATTCGAGAATGCGGGTCAGCAGGTGAATTTCAGGGGTCACAGGTCAAGCCCTTTCTGATTGGTGCCGGGGCGGATGATTTCAACCGCCTCGAGAATGAGGAACGGCGCGTCGAGTTGGTCGGCCAGACGCTGTGCGTCGTGAAAGGCATCGGCGCGGGTGGAATAGCGCTGGCGCGGTTCGGTTCTCCCATCCAGCCGGGTGGGTTTGCGGCAGATCATCCAGAACCGGGCGAATTGCGGCAGGGCGGTCACCACACCCACCTCAGGATCATCTTGATAATCAGCGTCCACAGGAGTGCGCCAACCACCATCGTGGGAAGTATCCACCAGCCGTAGGGCATCTTTTTTTCGCGCACCCGGCCCTGGGGTGTGGTGAAGCCTGCCGCGCCTGTGTCGCCGTCAAGGGCGCGAAAGGCCGACAGGTTGATGAGCTTGGGTGTGGTTGAATGGTGCCTGGGGTTCAGCACGACGCCACCCGCGTTTCCAGGGCAATGATCTTGCCCTTGCTGGCGGCGATCAGACCGGCCTTGTCGCCGCCGGTCAGGCTGGCCATTGGCACACCGATCAGGAACACGCCGATGGCGTCACCGGCGACCGCGTTCTGCTGTTGGGCAGACAGTGCGGCGAGGCTCTGGCGCTCGGTGATCAGATCGGCCTGTGCCTGGCGGCAGGCTGTGGCGGCGAACGCGTTGCCCATGTTGACCGGGGCAATAGCGTCGGGCGACTGTGCGCAGGCGGCGAGGGCGGCAAGCGCGAAGACGGCGATGCCTGGATGCTGGAATATCGGGCGCGCGTTCATGGTGAGGCTCCATCAAGGGTGATGGGGCAACCTATATCCGAAATATTCGGATTGTAAATTGAAAAATCCGAAATAATCGGATAGGCTAATGGTATGCAGGTCGCCCAAGTGAGTTGACGTGTGAGATCAAACCAAGAACACTGCGGCGGTCACAGGGGGGTTTCAGCATGTGGGTTAGACTTCTGATTCTCGCTCGAAAACTGGGCGTAAACGTCAACTACCTAGGCAATTTCAGGTTTACGCTTCATCAGCGAGAGCCGCTATTAATGCGTTTTGTACGTCGCCTGAAAGTTGTGCCAGATCGCCGTGAATAATAAAATTTAGATCAACCCTATGATTTCTGTGGAAAAAAACCATTGTATCGTTTGAGGGGCGTCCTTTGGTAAACTGTGAGTTGAGCGTTGTAGGGCTGATTTCCAGTTGTGCCGCCATGTCTTTCTGACTGATTTGTGCAACCTTAAGTGCGGCGCGCAGTCGCAGCGAGATCGCTGCGACTGACGTGTCACGATACCTCGCTAAGCTCTCATTGCGCGTCATTTCCATGCGCGACTTATACCGGTCTATCCGAGAAAATCGAAGAGGCCACACATTCGTGCTTGAAAATCCGAAAATATCGGATTAACCCTTCTATATGGATCAGACAGCAAGACAGTTTGTGGAAGCTTTGGGCGGCTACCGAAGGGTAGCGCCGAGGCTTGGAATGAAGCCGACAACCCTGCACACCCACATTGCCGCTGGTGCACTTCCTACAAAATTTTTCTGCGCAACATGCGACTTGGCGCGTGAAGCTGGAATAGCCCCGCCCAACTTCTCTCTGTTCAGTTTCAGTAAGCTGAAGGCCAGAGATTGCTCGATTGAGGACGCAGCATGACGTTCCCCGGTTCGATCCAGTTACTTTTTCGGGCGGGTCAGCAGCACCAGCAGTCCAAGGATGACCGCACCGGCCATCCAGAAGACCAGAACCAAGCCCGTGCCAATGGTTGCGCCGATGGCGGTTCCAGCGCGTTCCGCCTCGGATGTTGCGGTGTTCATCGTTTCTCCGACCGATCCGAGACCGGCGAACAGCAAGACCGCCATCACCAGGTTGAAGGCGATGAACAGCCATTTCAGCGTCCAGCCAATCGGGCCGCGACGCGCCTTTCGCAAAGGGTGACCGCAGCCGGGGCAGTCGAACGCCTTTGGCGAGACAACGGCGTCACAGTTTGGACAGGTCTTGGCGTTGCCTGCCTTGGGCGGTGCGGCGGACGCGGGCGCGTTGCGGCGCACCACCGGCGGTTCGGTTGTGGGCGGGCGCGGGCGATTCCAAGGGTCATTGTTCATTCTTCCAGAGTGCATAATTTTCTAATTCTCGCAAGTACCGCGACAGATGAACGGGGCGCAGCATGACGACCGCGCCCCGTCCTTCCTCATTTGCTCCAACTGATCGTCCACGGATCAATCGTCTTTGCGCTTGGCTTGGTGGCGCTTTTCGGTTGCTTCGGCAATCTGGGTCTCAAGCGCATCTGCCAACGCGCGCAGATGGCTGGGCAGACGCTGTGCCGCCTGATCCTCGACTTGCCGATATTGAGCTTCGTCTGTGTCTGCTGGAACAACGCATGTCCAGTGTAAGACATTGTGCACCAGATCCAGCAAGTCGCAGGGGGCCGTGATGATGAAGTTAACCTTGAAATGGGCTGGTTGCCCCGGTGTGCCGTTGTTGTTGATCGTGACGTTGCCAGAGGTTTCGGTTCTGGCGGGCCGGGGCTCTACGGCGTTGAAAAACTGCACGGTACCGTTGTTCATGTATGGTTGGGGTTTGGGTTCTGTCATTTCGCTCTCCGGTCTTGTGATGGAATTTGAAGCGGCCCGGGCGGGTCTGAACACCTGCCCGGGCCATCTGTTGCGGGGCGCAGCATGACCGCCGCGCCCCGTCCTTTGCTGAGTGTTTCAGTTGATCGTCCACGGATCAATCATGGGGCACAAGCGTTGGAAAAGTCTTTCAGAAAATCACCGGCCCGGCATCGGGCCAATGCGCGCCCGGATGTCGACGCCGATCTTGACTGGTTTGCGCGTCAATTGTGGCGGGCGTTTCCCGAGGCGGGGTCGGAAAACGAACTTGCCGAACTGGTGGCCGAGCAGCTGACCACTGAAAACCGCCCGCTGCACCACCGCACGGTGCGCAACTGGCTGCGCGGCGATAACGCGCCTGCATTTCGGTACGTCACGCGGGTGATGGCGCTGGCCGGGGCCGAGGCGGTGTTTGAACTGATCGAGGGGCGTCTGTGATGTCTCACGGCTGGCAAAAGGTGTGGTGGCGGATGTGCGCGCGGTTCTGGTGGCGGCAGTATGTCCGGCGGAAAAACCGGGCGCATTGTTACGAGGATTTCCGCGCGGCGGCGACGTGCAGGCGGCGCGCGGAAAAGTTTTTCCAGCGTGTCAAGGGCGAACCGTCATGAGTGCGGTTTCACGAACACAGGCGGTTGAGCGGCTGCGCGATGGGGACGCGCGCGGCCGATCCCGCCGGTGCGGGCGCGGTGGGTGGGCTGTCGCCCGCCGCGCCCAACAGGTTTCACGTGCGCCGGGGCGGGAATTGAGTGGTTCCCTTGTGCACCCGACCGGGACGACCGGGTGGCCCCATCGGCAAGTCGTCCAGCGAGGCGGGCAATACCCATTCCTCCCGGGTGTGGCCCGCCCCGATCCTTTTTTCCCCTTCTGTGCGAGATGCAAAATGGCTCAACGGATCGATCTGACCGGCGAACAGCGGGTGCGCGTGGCGCGCCTTGTCGAGGCCGGTGCATTGCTGGCGCAGGCTGTGCGGATCACCGGTTTTCCGCGTGGTGCGGTGACACGGTATGTCAGCGGGCAGGCCGATCTGGCGTGGAAGGCGGCGCGCAACGCCAACCCGACATCGGCGCAGGCGCGCAAGCGGTCACGGGCGCTGGACGATGATCTGGCCGCGCTTGCGGTGGTCGATGACAGTTTTATCGACCCGGTGCGTTGTGCCGACATGTGGGGAGCGGTGCTTGAGGTTCAGATCAACACTGCGCGCGGTTGGGCCGTGGCCGACAGGTGCCACTATACGGCGCAGGCCCGCGAGCGCCTGAAGGATGAGGCCCGCGGCTGGCTGTTGGGTGGCGATTGCGCGGCAATCTGCGCTTTGGTCGGCATCGAGCATTCGTTGCTTGTGCGCGAGTTTCAGCGCGGTTTTCCGGCAATGTACCGTCTTGAGGGACCGCGTGTGCGCACCCGAGAGGGGCGGGCCAACAGGCAGTTTGCGGTGGCCGCAGAATGAGGGGTAACATGGACGATTTCGCATGCATCGATTTGACCGGGTACATGCCCAGCAGGCTGTTGGACCAGCCGCAGCCAATGCTGATCTGGGCTGCGCTGGAGGATCTGGTGATCGACCGTCGGTATCAGCGCACGATCACCGCGCGGGGGCGCGGCGCGATCCAGAAGATGGCCGACAATTTTGACTGGCGCAAGTTTCAGCCGATCGTCGTGGCGCCAACCGGCAATGGCAAGCTTGCGGTGGTTGACGGCCAGCACCGCGCCCATGCAGCTGCGCTTTTGGGGTTGGCGACAGTGCCCGCGATGACCGTGGCGATGACGCTGGTTGAACAGGCGGCGGGGTTTGCCGCGATCAACCGTGACAGGGTGTCGGTACATCCTTTGCAGATTTACCGTGCCGAGCGGGCGGCGGGCACGCCCTGGGCAGTGGCCTGTGCGGCGGTGGTGGAGGCGGGTGGCTGCAGGCTGGCCACGGCGAACCCAAGCGCCAGCAAGAAAGTGCCGGGGGTAATTTATGGCGTCGGCATGGTTCGATGCATGGTGGCGGCCGGCGAGGGTGCGGTGATCAGTACCGGATTGCGCGCGATTGTCGAGAGCGGCCAGTCTGGCACGATCGAGGCTTATGGCGGGCCGGTTCTCAAATGCTGGCTGGACGCCCTTGCGCGCGACCAGAGGTTTTTGGCTTTGCCGCTGGCTGTGATTTTCGACAGCCTTGATATTGTTGGGTTGCTGCGATCTGCGGTGGCTGATCCGGTGGTGGCGAAGGTCAGCGCGCGGGAACGGGTGATTGAGCAGATTTGCAAGGCTCTGCGGGCGGCTTTGCCATCCCAGCCGACTGTTGCGTCGATCAGAACCGCAGTGCAGGCAAGGGGGCACCAAGCACCGCTGGGCCCAGTGCGGGGTTCAGTGCACAGCGCGGTGGAGCCTGTCAGCAACGCGCCGATTTTCAGGCGTTTTTCGGCAGTGCCGGTGGACGGTTCGGGCGATGGACTTAGCACTGAACCGCCTGTTGCGCGCAAACCGTCACGACTGGCGATGATGGCGGCGCGCGCGGCGCTGGTACCAGAGGTTGCGCGATGAGTGTTGCTGACCCCCACGCCGAAACCAAGGCTGCCACCCTGCAGTCGGTTGCCGAGTGCGAGGGGTGGATTGCCGAGGCCAAGCGCCAAGGCGATGCGGGGGCGATCGCGCTTGGCCTGTCGCGCCTGCGGTACCTCACCAAGGGCGCGCGACATGGTTGACCGGGCCACAGATGACTGCGGATGTTTCTCGTGTGGGGTGCGCTGATGGTGGCCTCGGCAAAATCGCTGTTTCGGGCGATGCGCGCGACGGCGCAGCCGGTGGTTGCGGGGGATCCGTTGTTCGGCGAATTGCCCGATCACAAGGTGCCCGTCAAAGACGCGCTGCGCCGCGCCGATGATTTTTACCCGACTGGACAGCCTGAGGCGATCCGCGCGCTGCTGGCCCATGACGGCACACGGATTGCCGAGTGTGGGGCCGTGTGGGAACCCGCCTGCGGGGACGGTGCGCTGGTGCGACCGATCCGGCAGGCGGGGCTGCCTTGCGTTGCCAGCGATCTGGTGGACCGGGGGTGCAAGGATTCCAGCGTGGCCGATTTCTTTGCCACCACGGTTTCACCTGCGCGCGCGATCATCACCAACCCGCCGTTCTGTCTGATCAATGCGCGTGACGGCAAGGGGGCGTGGTTGCGCCACACCCTTGAGTTGCCCGGGTGGGAGTATCTGGCGCTGTTGCTGTCTGCCGACTGGCCGTTCGCCCGGATCAACGGGCTGGGCGATCTGTTGGATCAGCACCCGTTTTCGTGGGTTTATTATATGCGCTGGAAGCTGGATTTCACCGGCGAGGGCAGCCCGCCGCAGCGCAACTGCTGGTATGTCTGGGACAGGCGAGATGTGCGCGGCCATGGCCCCGGAATGGCGCAACCCTCTGTGCGGTTCATGGACCGCAGTGACGGGCGACAGGGGGTGTTGATATGACACGCTTGCGCCTGCCCAATCGTCGGCCCAGCCGCACCATCAGGATGGACTGGCCCGGTCACAAGCCGTTTCATGTAACCGTGGGTCTGTGCCCCGCGACGGGACACGTGATGGAAGTGTTTTATTCTGATGGCATGCTGACCGGCGCTGATCTGTTGCACACCGTGCAGGATGGCTGTGTCATGGTTTCGCTGTTGTTGCAGCAGGGACTGCGCCTGGCAGAGATCGCCAGGTCGCTGTCATGCGACGGGATCGTGGGTGCGGTTGTGGCGGCGGTGATCGCCGACGCGGTGCTGCCGCCACCGCCGCTGGGGGTGGAGAAATGATCCGCGCCGTGCAAATGCCGATCGATGTGACCAACCTGCCCGAATATCCAATCTCGGCCTCGGTGCGGCTGGACAGCCACGAATTCATCGCCTGGGAGTTTCGTCGGTTTCTGCAAAGCGAATTTCGCTGGAACGCCGAGCACGAGGTAAAAAGCATCTGGTTCGATCTGGTGCAGCAGGCCCATGAGCAAACGCCTGTGGGCACGTTGCCGATGGATCACGCCCGCCTGGCGCGAATGGTTCAGCCTGCGGTTCAGCCGCTGCATTTCTCTGCGCTGGCCAATCGCGAGAACGGGGTGCTGTATGGCTGGTACCCGTGTGTCTGCGACAACGGCGATGTGCGGTTGATGCACGACACGGTGACGCGTGTGGCGATCAACGCGCTGAGCCGCCGCGAGCTGAACGCCGCGCGCACTGATGGCGCCTCGACCCAGCGGCGCCTTGTGCGGCTGGCTGAAACGCTGGCCGGGTTGGCGCCCGCCATCGCCATGGATCCGGCCCAGGTGCGCTGGGTCGATTGCCACATCCGTGAAGCGATGGATTCGGACGGCAACAAGAAGCGCACCGAAGATCAGCTGCACGGCGCGATACAGGCCTGTCTTGAAAAGGTGTGCGCCGGGTTTTTCCGCAAACCACCGAAGATTTAGGGGCGTGTCCGTATGTGTCGTGCAGACAGATACGGACATGTCCGGACACATAACCCGACATTTGACAGACATTTGCGGGCTATGTGTCTGCATCCATAAGAAAAGACAAGAAATGAAAAGACAGTAAGGCGCGCACCGACACAAGCGTGGCGAGCTGCCGAAACCGGGCAGGGCTGAGAAAAGGGAAACAGGCGATGGATGAACAGGCACAGAAAGCAGGCGAGGCACGGGTGCGCGAATTGCTGATCGAACCGTTGCAGCGGCTTGGTCTGACCCGCCCCGCCAGCATGAAGCAGGCGGTGTTCGATGACATGCAGCACGAAATCTGCAAGCGGCTGGCGTACATGACTGCCGATGGTCTCGGCGCGCTGGCAGAGGATATGGCGGGACGCGGTGGCGGCAAGGAGCGTGATCGCTTCCCGCTTGCCGTGCGCGTGTTGGAACGGGCGCTGGTCATCGAGAAGCCACCCGGAAATGACGCGGGGCCGCTGGTGCGCAAGGTGTTCGCCGGTGGCACGGGCGAACGTGCCTTGCGCGATGGATGGGGGCCGGAATTGATGGTCTGGGTCACCAGTGAGTGGAAGTGGCCGGGGGAATACGTTCTGTCAAAGATCGCCGAGGGCGCCCGTCCAAAGGTGCGCGAGCATGAGAGGTTGGTCGCGCTGGCCCGATCGGATGCTCTGTTGCCTGTTGACCAAGCTGTGATGGATCGTCGGCTGGCGCTGATTGCTCGGTGTGAAAATGCCCGCGCTTTGGGCTGTGGCGAACGGGCGCTGCCGGGGGTGTTGGCATGAGTTGTCATGAGGCTTTGTCGGTTGGTGACGTGATCGCGGCGACGTTGGTTGATGTGCCGGGGTTATGGTTTGACGGCCCGGCGGGGTGGTATGCCCTGACGTGTCGGCCCCAGCGGGAAGAGGCTGCCGAGCGGTGGTTGGCGGCGCGGGGCGTCTATGCCTTTCACCCGGTTGTCGGGCGCATGGTTCGGGTGCGTGGCCATGTGCGCGACTATACCCGGCGCTATCTGCCCGGCTATGTGTTCGCGCGGTTTGCCGGAGTGCCTCGCCCCTTTGCCGTGATGACCTGTCCGTTCCTGACCGGGGCGTTGTGTCTGTCCAGTGGGCACTGGGGGCAGTTGCACCGATCAGGGTTGCGGGCGCTGCATGCCATGCGTGCGGTGGATGCGGCGCAAGAGGCGCGGCGCGATGGTGCAAGGGCGCGCAAGGCGGCGGCGGCGCGGCTTCGGGTGGGCGACACGGCGCTGTTTCGGTCTGGACCGATGGCGGGTCAGCGGTGCGAGGTTGTCGAACTGACCCCCGAGTTTGGCGCGCGGGTGCGGCTGACGCTGTTTGGTGGTCTTGTGCCGGTTAAGGCGGATGTTCAGGATTTGGTTAAGTTGCACTTGGGGACTTGACGGATTCGGCCAACTGCGCGTACCTTGCCATCCCAAGAGCTTTATGACCGATGCCCCCGCGCCTATGGCGCCCTGTGGCACGGTCTGCTGGGCGGTTAGTGTCGGTTCATAGGTCCGATGCGCCACGCCTGTATTGTGTCCCGAGATAACTGAGCAACGTGGTCGATGTTATTGCATGGTCAGCCGCCAGCCACGGGGCGGCTGACCCTGCCGGGGGTTTGTTTACATGATCTCGATCAGTGCCGACATTGCCGCCGCCGAGCGTATGCTGTCCAATATTGCGCGCACCCAGCTGCCCTTTGCCACGGCGTTGGCGCTGAATGACACCGCAGCCGATGTCAAGGCGCGGGAAGAACGATCTTTGGGCGAAGACCTGGACGGGCCGACGCCATTCACCAAGCGCGGCCTGTTCGTGCGCCGTGCCAGCAAGCGGAAGCTAACCGCTACGGTGGGGGTCAAAGATATTCAGGCCGGTTATCTGAAGTATCAGGTGAAGGGCGGGACACGGACACCCAAAGGGCGGGCAATCCCGGTGCCTGTCAGTCTGCGGTTGAACAAATATGGCAACATGCCACGCGGTACTTTGGGGCGGTTAGGTGCCAAAAAAGGCACCTTCGCCACATCGCCTGGCAAACGGGGCACACGCCACCTTGCACCGGGCATCTACCAGCGTGGTCGAAAAGGCGCGGTAAAGATGCTGGTCGCGTTCGAGCCACGTGCGCAATACAAACCGAAGTGGTCGTTCGTGAGCCATGCAGAGCGCACCGCCCGCGCCGGGTTTCAGGGCCACTTCATCACCCGCCTGCGCCAAGCCCTGGCCACCTTGCGCTGACCCCCCCCTCTTGGGTCCTTCCCCCCACCCAAACCCACGCGGGTAATTCGCACTTCGATGTGGTTGGGGGGGTTAACTAATTGGGAAGCCTTAACTTTATGGTTGTTAAGGGGGTTTAGTTGTTTAGTGCGTTGTCTGGGCTGAGGGAAGGATGCAAATGGCAAGTGTATCGGCGACAGACTTGGCGCAGGAGCTGAAGGTCAGCAAAGCGCGGGTCAGTCAGTATGTCAGCGAAGGCAAGCTGGTCGGCTGTTACATCGGGGACGGGCGCGCGCGGCGGTTCGATCTGGAAAAGGTGGCTGCTGCGCTGGGGCGGAAACTGCACCCCGGGCAGATGATGGGCAACGGTGCGCAGACGCGCCGTGCCATTCGCAACATTGCCGACGCGCCTTTGCACCAGGTCGAAGACAGTTCTGACACTCACGCGCCGGACGTGCGCGGTGGCAAGGTCCAAAAGGCGGATTCACTGCTGAACGCTGGTGATGACGACCGCTATGAGCTGGCGCGCACCCAGAAGGCCGAAGAAGAGGTCCGCCGGATGCGGCGGCAGAATGCCGAAGCCGAGGGCGCGTTCGTTCTGGCCACTGAAGTGTCGCGCGCCACCCAGCGGCTGATTGCCCAGGAGGTCGCAGAGTTCGAGTCTGTGCTGCGCGATGCGGCGCGAAAGGTAGCGGATGCCATGGGGGTTGATTTCAAGGCGGTGCGCAAGATCTTGACTGATCAGTGGCGCGTCCATCGCCTGAGCCGAGCACAGCATCTGGATGAAGAGGCCGGGCAGTCAAAGATGTCTTCGACGGAAGTTTCGGAAGACATCTGATGGGCTTTCTGTCACCGGCTGGCGCGGTCATCGCCCGTGCCATGGCGCAGGCACTGTTTCCGCCGCCGCCGCCGGATATCACCAGGTGGTGTGAAGAGAATATTCTGTTCGATGAACGATCACCGATGCCTGGGCCATTCAGCGTGCGCCGTTTCCCATGGCTGCGCGAGATCCACGAATGTCTGTCACCGGAACATCCGGCGCGTGAGGTGACGGTGCGCGGATCGGCGCAGATCGGCAAGACGGTGTCGCTGATCCAGCCGGTGCTGGGCGCATGGCACGAATACACGCCGCTGGATTCGCTGGTCGTGCACCCGACACAATCAGCCGCGGCTGAATGGGTCGACAACAAATGGATGCCGATGCGTCGACAGGCCAACAGCCTGCGGCAGACGTTTGGTGAGGGCCGGGGTGGCGACAACAAGGATGCGATGTTCAACCAGGAGACTTTGGCGCGCAACGGATCGCTGAAGGTGGCGTCGAGCGGGTCACCCGCCGATCTGACCGGCACGTCGCGCCGACTGGTGATCATGGACGATCTTTCGAAGTTCGTGATGTCGGAAAAGGGTGACCCCGAGGCGTTGGCGGTAAGCCGTGCCTCGGGGTTCGAGGATGCCAAGATATTCCGTGTTTCAACGCCGCTGGTGAAGGGCACATGCCGCATCAGCCGGGCGTTCGACCGTTCCGACCGGCGATTTTATCATGTGCCATGCCCCCATTGCGATGCGATGGCGCCGCTGACCTGGGACAACTTCAGAAAGAACCTTGACCCTGAGCGGCTGCACGCGGCGCATTTCACCTGCGAAAGCTGCGGCGCGGTGATCACCCACGGCGACAAGGAAAAGATGATTGCCCAAGGGGCATGGGTGGCCAGCAACCCGGGCGGCGATCACCCGGGGTTTCATCTGTGGCGGGCCTATGCGCCGCAGCGCGACTGGGCATCGATCGCAATCGACTATGCGCAGGTAATGGGTTGGTCCGGTCTGACGGTGACGCAGGCCAGCGAAGATGAAATCCGCAACACGGTCGAGGCGGAAACGGAACAGACCTTCTGGAACGATGTTCTGGGGCTGCCCTATGAGCAGGCAACACGGGGCCCCGACTGGGAGGCCCTGCGCAACCGCGTCGAGAACCCCGAAGAGGGCGCGACCATTCTCGATAGGGGTATAGTACCCACTTGTGGTGTCATGCTGACCGCCGGAGTTGATTGCCAGCTGGACCGGACCGAGGTGACGATCTGCGCCTTTGGCCAGAATTACCGCCGCTGGGTCGTCGATCACATCGTGATCCCGTTTCACATCGGCGAGGATGATGGGCGCGCGGCGCTGGACGGGCTGTTGAAAGCGCAGTGGCGTACCGAGCTGGGCTTGCGCCTGCCGCTGGACATGATGGCGGTTGATGAAGGCGCCTTTACCGAAGACGTGCGCGACTGGGCCAAGCGGCACCCCTGGACGCGGGTTATCCTGATCAAGGGGTCATCGTCGGCAACGGGGCCGATCTTGCGCCCGCAGAGCGACCGCAAGGCCAGCGGCAAACAGATCAAGCGGCAAAAGCGCGGCTGGATGCTGAACGTCAGTCAGATGAAGGCTGATTTTTATGGCTGGCTGGTCAAGCAAGACCCGCTGGAACGCGGGTTTGTCGCCTTTGCC